GACGATATGGAAGTTTGGATGAGGCTGGTGGAGCGGGTAACAGAGATCGTAGCGAAGAAGGCCAAGATTGACCCTACCGACCGTCGAGAGCTCGAGCGCAAGTGGCACAAGCACGGAAAAGTGAGAATCAAGGACGACTACATTGTATCGAAGTACGGTGTGAAGAAAATACCTTCATGGATGAAGAGGAGCGCGAAAGAGTATGAAAATTGAATCTACCATCGTTGTGTTGCTATACCTGCTATTCATGCTGCTAATAGGCTCCATCTTCGTGGCCTCTTATGCAATCCGGATCAAGGACCACGGTATGAGAGGACTTGCCTACGACGTGGTTATCCTTCACGGCTTTGAGCAGTAGGAGGTGAATCATGTGGCCATTTAGCAAGAAAATGCACGTGACTGTAGAGCTAGGCAATCCTAGGCCCCCTCAGCTGTATTACAAGCAGAAACCTTACCGCAACGACGGCCGGTTCAAGGCACACTATATCACTGATAATTGTAGAGTAGTTTTATTCCTAAACTACGATGAAGTGGTGTTGTTGGACTATATGCACGTTTTTAGAATTCCATTACACCAAGACATTCCGTTTACCAAGTTTTGCGAAGCCCTTACTCAACACGTATTTTACATGTTGTCTAGAGGTCTCGACGTTCATGTTGATGACGAGATTATTCATGTCATCATGAATTTGAATTGGGAACACAAGCAGCTTAAAAATCGCGAAGCAGAGGGTGAAAAATGAAATTTCACTTTTTAGCTTACCCCAAGGGTGACTGCTTCGAGGTCCAATGCATTGAGATTGCCGGCTGCAAAGGAGAAGTGCCAAGAGCTGGAGCCGTAAGAGACGCGCTCGCTTCCATCTTGGCCCCCTTCATCGAATATTCCGGCCGCTTTAGGCCGCTCATCTGGAAGAGAGATATGGTGTTGCCAGGAGGCTATGTCGTTTGGGTCGTAGGGGTAGATCTCTATCGCAACAACGATGAAGACGTCACGAATTTCAGGGTGAAAGAGCAATGAAATACTCATTCACCTTTCCCTTTCGCCCGCAACCTTGGAGCGCTCCTAGAGTGTGCCGCAACGGCCATGTCTACAGCAAGAACGGTCCCTTCATAGCCAAGGTCCGGGAAATTCTTTTAGCTAAGGGACCTCTTCATAAGCTAACGGGTCCTCTTCATCTGAAGGTGAAGTTCTTTTTTGCACCCCCCGTGAGCTGGTCCAAGGTGAAGAAGAACAACCATCTTGGACGAGCTCACATTGTGAAGCCCGATTGCAGCAACCTTGTGAAGCTCGTGGAGGACGCCATTAAGTCGGTGCTCTTTACCGACGACGCCCAAATTGCGAAGATCAGCGCTCAGAAGGTCTACGATTTAGAATCGAGAATAGAAATCGAGGTAACAGAGATTGAAAATCCAATTATTTGGAAACATACTGGAAGACTCCGATATACTCAACGTCACAATAATGTGTGGCGGTGAAATTGAGACCTTCATGAGCGCAAGAGACCTATCTATTCTATTGCAGCAAGCCGACTTGGAGACCGACCTATTGTGGAGAGAGGCCTCTTCGGGAATAATCGGAATTAGGGCCGATGCGATCACGGCTATGTTGGTGCAGAGGTGCTCAGAAGAGGAGTTAAATAATTTACCATGAATGACGATTTCGGCTACCTGGACCGCCTTTACGACAAGGTGGTTGCGCGACAAGCTCTAAAAGATGCAATAGCGGAAGGCTCCTACAACGACATTGTGATGCTGATTACAGCGATCATAGAAGAGCTGTTTGGGTACGATATTTGCGATGAGTTTGGCGAACACATGTTCGAAGACGACGAAGACCTTCCAATTTTTCAAGAATAAAAGGAATAGAGCCATGGAGTACTTGTTCGACAACCGGGAAAACGGCATTCAATTGTCATCTTATGTGATGGCGTCGCCAAGGGTCATTATGGATAGAGCTCCGCTAGCCGCCATTACAGCCACTCGGGTAGCAGTGCGTTTATGGGCTGAAAAACTCACCAATAAAGCTAAAGGGGAATACACTACCTATCAGAAGTATAAGTACTATGATATTCATTCTGTAGTTTCTTTTACTAACAAAAAAGAAATGGACCGGTTTGTTAATGACGACAGTCAGCTTTCGGAATTGTTTTATCTTTGCACAACTGATGCGTGTCCTTTAGAGCGTCTTCAGATCGAGTGTATGAATCGGCAACTTGAAGGATTTGATGCCACATACCGAGTAAGTGATATTGTTGAGGCTAAATATGTACCACAAACTTACCGTCTAACCGATGTAGATCCAAGCTCAAAGGTACGGCGGTATAATTTAGTAACTAAAAACATTGAATATTATAAGAAGACATCTGTACTAACTCTTGAAGGATATATATTTATATTTGAAGAGCTCCTCCCAAATACTAACAATTTAGGTGTGGAGATATTCAAAAGAGATACGCGCGCTCACGTTGTTTTTAGGGCAAAAGCACAATGTCATTGGTTATTAAACGGAAATAACTCTCCTAAATCAGTAGTTTCAGAACTACTTAGGAAAAATAATTATTGGAACGACGAGAGCGTTTATAATTATAATAACATTGGTAACCCTCCTTCACATGCTGATCCTTTCACACGATGTATGCCGGCTTCATCAAGTTTGATATATAGCAGGTTTGATCAGTTTTATGATGGCCTAACGGAGCCGCTGTCAAATCTATATCCCCGCTCCAACTTCAACGTGATTGAAAGTTGATATAAAATATTTTATCACCAATACTTGGGGCATACCTGGGTATTGGTGGAGAGGCCTCATGGCGAAAAAAATGGAACAAATTGGCAAAGGCATGAAAGAATCCAAGGCTAAAGCCGTCAAAGCGCGGAAAAAGGCTGGAGGTTCGAATGTCGGAGAGTATAAATCGGTGGCTAAAGGTGAGTTTGCGGGGCCATCAGGAGGCGCGCCGGCGGGGTCGTATCCGATTAACACTCGGAAGAGAGCAAAGGCTGCATTGGCTTACGCCCGTAACGCTCCAAATCCAGAGGGAATCAAGAGAGCAGTCCACAAAAAATATCCAGACCTGGGTAAGGCTGATAGAGCTGGAGGCTCTAAATGATCAGGAGGTGGATACTTAGGCTTTTAAGGCCTGAATTAGACGCGATCCGGCAAAACCTCTACAAGACGACCGATATTGCCGCAAAAGCCTCTCATGAGGCGTCGGAAGCAAGTCTTAACGCTGTAAAAGCGCTCACGCTGGCCGGAGCGGCGAACACGGATATCCAGATTCTTCTTAGCAAGAGGGACAAAAAGAGGGGCAAAGATGGACGTTTTTGCCGCTAGAGCCCTTGCGCAAGACATTGCCGACTTCATTCAGAGGGATTCAAGCGCAGTTCATTGGGCTGAGTTCTTCAATGGCGATCCTACCCTCCTCAACGACTTCAAGGAGCACCTCTCTGACGCTCAGGTAAAGAGCACAATCGATAGTGTTCGAGCTCTCATAGGCAGAAGGGTCCTGAAGCATGCTGTTCACGACAAGTGCACGCCAATCCACAAAGATCTCATTCGATGGCACATGGACGACTTCAATGAGTTCCTCCATGACACCAATAAGCGCGAGTACCAAGACCGCACAGCGGCGGAGAACGCGCTAGCCGACCAGGCCATCGACAAGATCCACTCATTGCTATCCTCTCGCGATGCTGGGGATTAAGCAGCACAACTCAATTCAGCAAGCCACTCATCGGATTAACATTTGGGAAGGCGCTGTACGCTCAGGCAAGTCGTTTTCGGCTCTCCTGGCCTTTGTGAGAGCCCTTAAAACAGGTCCTCCTGGTCCAGCCATGATCATTGGGCCTTCGCGGGACTCGATCCAACGCAACGTGATCGCCCAGATTTGCGAATGGATCCCGATGAAGGTTCCAACTCCCAAGACAACCCAACTTACTCTTTACAACCGCACGATTCACCTAGTAGGGGCCTCTGACGAGCGCTCTCAACGGAGAATTCAGGGCTCTACTCTCGCTTTGGCCTATGTGGACGAGATAACGCTGCTTCCAGAGGGCTTCTTTCGTATGCTCTTGAGCCGTCTCTCTATCGAAGGGGCGATGCTGTATGGCACCACAAACCCCGATAGTCCCTTTCATTGGCTGAAGAAGGACTTCTTGGACAGGCCCGAGCTCGATATCGCGAGGTTCAAGTTCGACCTCAACGACAATCCCTCACTCGCTCAGTCCTATGTAGACGCCCTGAAGGCTGAATATACCGGAATGTGGTACGAAAGATACATAGAGGGGAAATGGGTTCTAGCCGATGGCCTCGTCTATAGCCATTTCGACCCTCAAGTTCACGTTATCCCTTCACCCCCTGCTCAAGGGGAGTACTACATTGTTGGAGTTGACTACGGGACGACCAACCCTACTGCATTTGTCATGATCGGCTACTCGGACCGAACTTGGCCCAGGGCCTGGGTCCAGAAGGAATTCTACTGGGATAGCACCAAAGAACAGTATCAAAAGACAGATACCGAATATGCAGAGGATTTGAAGGAGTTTATCGACGGGTATCATGTTAAGTCCATTTATTTAGATCCAAGTGCTGTTTCGCTTAGAACTGAACTCTCACGCCACGATATCTACGCCAAAGAGGCAGATAATGACGTGGTACCAGGAATCCGATTTGTTGGGCAACAGCTTGCAAATGGTTCATTAAAAATTTGCAGTAACTGCGTCGATCTCCAGAGAGAGCTTGGGGCGTACGTATGGGACCAGCAGGCAGCGGAGCGCGGGGAGGACCGGCCCAAAAAGCAACATGACCACCTTTGTGACGCCTTACGCTACGCGATGTATACGCACTGGGGCCAAAAGCGAACTGACCAAATGAGTGCAGAACAAATTCAAAAGATTTATATTGAATCCAGATACGGACCTCAATTAGCTCAACCATTTAGGTCGAATGGATCAATCCCCCTCTCCCCAATCTTTGGCGGTGCCCGATAGTTTCGGCATCATTCAAAAAAAAGACGCCTGGTACGACAACTCGATTACCCAAAACCAGATCTACTGGGCCGAGGCCGATCTAGACACTCGATTTTGGGCGGGAGACCAAGACGTTTTCAACCAGCTCTATGGCCTAGGACCAGGAGTGCTGGTAAAAAAGTTTTTCCTTAACCATATTCGACCTCAGATCAACATGGTCTCGGGCTACCAAAAAGACCATCGCAAAACAGCGGTGTGCACTCCGGTGGGGAATGCGGATGATAAGACGGCGGACCAGTTCACTAAGGTTCTTTATCATGTTAATCACGACGCTTTTGCGCCACAGGCTGTCTCGGACGCCTTTGAGTTTGGCTCATGCGTTACGGGCATGTCGCTCCTCGCTGTTTATATGGATTATGAGGAAGACCCCATCTATGGCGATATTCGAGTTCGCCATAAGCCGTATAACTCGTTTCTAATCGATCCCTTTTTTCAAAATCTGGACCTCTCAGACTGCAACTTCGTTTGGGTGCGCGAGTGGATGTCCAAGCCCGAGTCGATGGTCTTCTTTCGCGACAAGAAGCAGCAAGAGTTCATCGAGTCGATTCGCCCTGCCGGTCAGACTGATGGCAAGTTTCAATTCATGGCTCAGAGCTACAACTTCGGAGCTAACAACCTCTTCTACATGGACGAGATTCACTACCGGTCCTGGAGAACGGCTGAGCTCATCATAGACCTAGAGACGGGTGAGACCCTAGAGGTGCGCGACCGTCAAAAGGCGAAGGCATTTGTCGAGGGTGATGAACGCCTCGTCCTGCGCAAGGTCAAGGTCCCAACGGTGCGCTGCGCCCAGTTCTTGCAAAACCGCCTCATGTATGACGGGCCTAATCAGCTAGGTATCGACCGTTTCCCCTACGTACCAGTAGTTGGCTACTATTGCCCTCAACTCCCCTACATGAACCTGCGTGTTCAGGGCATCGTGAGAGGGATGAGGGATGCTCAGTACCTCTACACGCGTCGCAAGATGATTGAGCTCGACATCATGGAGAGCCAGGTCAATAGCGGATGGGTCTACAAAGCTGGTTCTGTGCTCGACATTCGTGACCTCTACCAAGGAGGCCAAGGGAAGGGAATAGCCCTTCGTGACGAAGCTGAGATGACTGACATTCAAAAAATTCAGCCGTCGCAAATTCCTCCAACGATGCTCGAATCCTCCAAGATCCTCGACGAGGAGATCAACCGCACGTCAGGTATCTCCCAAGAAGCTATGGGGATGAACCAGGACAACATCGCGGCT